AGAGTTAAGGAACAAATATTCGGTGAGATACGACAATAAAAACTGATTGGGTGGTCTAAATGGCAGGTGCATTTCTTATAACTCGCGACATATTCCAAAGCCCCATCTGGTTAAACCAGACTGAATTTAGATTGTTTTTTTTAATCGTGGGACAGGCCAACTACTCAGATAAGCCACAGGTTTATGGAGATGTCCAAGTGGGCAAAGGGCAATGGCTTAGATCACTTCGCAACCTGCAATTCGATCTTGAGTACAAGGAAAACAACGCCATTAAAAGGCCTGGATTATCAACCATCAAAAGAACCATCGACAAATTAGTAAGGGATGGAAGGGTGGTTACAAAAACCACCGAGCTTGGAACACTCTTTACGGTCTGTAACTACTGTAAATATCAGAACTTAGACACTTACCGGGATGGAACTAGGAACAGCACTGGGAACAGCAGCAGAACAGCAGCGGAACAGCAGCGGAACAATAATAACAATACTAACAAGCCTAACAAGCCTAACAACAGTATATATACTGCGGACTTTGAAAAGTGGTACTCAATATGGCCCAGACCGGAAGCTAAAAAAGACAGCTTCGCTAATTTTGAAAAAATCAGAAAAACCAGGGGAATAGATGTTGTATGGCAATGTACTAACAATTATTTAAATTACCGGGAGTCAATACCTGAGCGAGAGCGCGGCCCAGACTATTCAAGCCGCAACTTTTTTGGGCAGAAGGCTTACTACGAGGACTTTATACAACCGAAATTATACGTAGTCCGAAAAACGGAGCAGGACAATCTGATCAACGGACACCGATTCTAGGAGGTCTTATCATGGAATTGATAACCGATCACGAGGCAGAGGACAGGATTATCTCAGCAATGATGCACTCTGAAACAGCCATCATCGATTGCGTGTCCCTGATAACCGAGACTGACTTTCATCAACCGCTAAACCGGGAGATATTCAGCATAATCCGATCGTTGTACAAACGGGGCGTCATCCCCACCTACGTCGAGGTTATCAAAGAAGGGATGACACTGGGTTTAATTAAAGACGCACAGGCCGCCGAGGAAATACACTATATTGCCGGCAAGCACATCGCGGACCACAACGCCGGCTACTGGTCTGACCGGGTACGGAACGCATCCAAGGGCAGGCAGGCACAGGTCCTATTGAGGGCCTATACGGAGCGGATCGGTAAAACAAAGGACATCGGGCAGACGGTGCGCGAAGCAGGGGCAGACTTCACGAGCCTTGCTATGGACAATCAAGCCGAGCAGATCGAGACCGCTGCCCAGGTGGCAGAGTACAGTCAGCAGATGATCGCCGATAATTGCCAGCGGTGGCGGGAGATGCAGGAGGAGGCCAGGGTATTTGGTGACGTCCCTTTGGAGGGAGTATCTACCGGGATAGTTGCCCTGGACGAATTGACGTTTGGGTATAAGCCTGGAGACCTGATAATACTGGGAGCGCAGACCGGGCATGGCAAGACTGCTTATGCACTCAATGCGGCTATGGCCTGTTGCGTAGCCAACAAGCCAATTTTATATATCAACACCGAGATGAGTCGCAAGCAGGTGGGTTATCGGTGGGCCTCGCTGCTGACTGAACTGCCTATGCACCGCATACGGACCGGCAACCTGAAAGATGCTGAGATGGAGGCGGTCAACGAAGCCCTGGCCAGCTTTAGCCAGAGTACTTTTTACACGTCGTATATCCCCAACCTTACCCCGGATAAACTGCAGGCCCTGGCTCGTAAGGCAAAGCTGCAGTATGACATAGAGTTGCTAATCGTGGACTACGTTGGCCGCATGGATACCAGGGATCCCAAGTCCGAGGAGTGGCAGGTGCTGTACCAGATAGTTAAGAGCCAGAAGCAGTTAGCCCAGAACCTGGACATCGCCTGCATGGTGTTGGTGCAATTGAATCCGGACGGTTCCCTGCAAGGGGCCAAGCGGATGAAGAACGAGTGTGATCTGATGCTGAAGCTCCTGCCGCTTTGTGAGGACTTGAAGGACGAGGAACAGCGGAGCAAGGCCCAAGACAAGTATGAGGCCAAGTACGGGACCAAATACGAGACATTCAACTACTTCCTGTGGATAGACAAGTCGAGGGACAGCGAATCGAACGTGAGCGTCCCTTTGGTATTCAACATGCCGATTCAACAGATCAAACAAGCGTCGGAGGTGTAGCACATGATAAACATTTTTGATTTGCGCGAACAGGATTGCCAAGTGACAAGGGTTGATTATGACGGGGGCATTGACGTGCTGATTGAGCGGCCCAATGGCGACGTGATCCACCTGATGATGACGCAAGATCAGGTGAAGGAACTGGGGGTGAGCGCGTGATAATTCTGGCATTTACCATACCCGGAGAACCGGTGGCCAAAGCCCGGCCTCGGATGACCCGCCAGGGCAGAACATACACACCAAGTCGGACAGTCAACTATGAGACACTGATAAAGGAGTGCTTCGCCAGCACATTCCCCGGCCATGTGCCACTGGAGGGCGCGCTGGTACTGAACGTCCAGGCCCACTTTGCGATACCGGCCAGCTGGTCGCTGAAAAAACAAAGATTGGCATACGATTGCCAGCTGCGGCCGACCAAAAAGCCCGACGTCGACAACGTGATTAAGTCCGTGGCAGACAGCCTCAACGGGATCGCCTGGCGAGATGATAGCCAGATCGTGACGGTCATCGCCAGCAAGTGGTACAGTGACCGGCCCAGGGTGGAGATTGAAATTACAGAGTTTGGAGAGTTGTAAATATGGATATTAAATTACCGACCCTCACCATCCAGCCCGACTGGACGGCGGAGAGCCAGCTAACCAAGATCAACGAGGAATACCTGGAAGTGGTGGAAGCCATCGGAAACAACGACCCGATCAATGTGGTCAGGGAAGCGTTGGATCTGATGCAGACCGCGAATACCCTGATAGAGATACAGCGTCGGGAGTACCACCTGAATATCAATAAGTTTATGGTCGAGCACTTTGACAAACTACGTCGGAAAGGATACATGGAATGATAATTCTAATTATAGCCATCTGGCTCAGCCTGTCAGTGGGGTTTGTAGCGGGATGTGTCTGGGTAAGCACCTGCAAGGCAAACGAGCGTCTGGACGCACCAGAGCAGGTCAGTTTATATCCGGCGGGCTGGGCCTCTCGGCGGTGACGCACAAGCCGCCGACCTCAGGTTCGATTCCGGGGGCCGGGTTCCAAAAAAAGGAGGGCGAGAGATGAGTTTTTGGAAAAACACCGAGATTAAAAAAACGCGCAAAGAGCATAGGTGCGAATTTTGTCTTAGGATGGTTCCCAAAGCTAGTGCGATTACATATTGCCGAGGGAAATGGGAAGGTGAATTCCAAAGCTATTACCTATGCTCCCGATGTGATGAATATATTGACCGTTACTGTACGGATTTATCTGATGGTTTTTCGCCGGGAGATTTTATGGAACACGTATTAAATGAGTCAGCACCCTGTCCCAAGTGTGGGAAATACGAATGGCGGGAGTATAACTGGGATGACGAGATGATGTTCCTGAGCCTAGAGTGTGACAATTGCGATCACAAATGGGTTGAGGATTATAGCATGACTAAGGAGGGCGAGTAGATGGAACAGTCTTAGACCCTTTCGCTGGAGCTGGCACAACGCTGTGGGTAGCAGAACAGTTGGATAGAAACAGTATTGGGATTGAGTTAAACCCGGAGTATTGCGACATCATACGGCGCAGGATGGCCGGATTGGAAGTGAATTTATTTTTAGCGAAGTAGTTCGCAGTCCAAGTAAATCCCGCCAGCTAAGGCGGGGAGTGTTATAAGTACGAAGCAAGGATGCGAAGTAAGGGAGGATTGAAATTGGAAAAACTTAAGTTTAAAACCATAAAAGACATTAACCGTGCAACACCCGAAGGCGAATTGGCCTATAGGGCAATATTGGAACTTTGGAAATGGCGCGGAAACGTAAAATTCAATGACCTTGTAAAACTTATATCTGATGAGACATATTGCGTACCCGTACCCAAAAAAAATGATGCTTGTTATCACTGTGACAAAAGAAGTTAATAAGGGTTACACATTATGGAAACGGCAACCAGATTGACTTATCAGATGGGTTTAATCCCGGAGATTTCATGGAACACGTACTATCTGATTTACCCGACTGCCCCAACTGCGGAAAGTACAACCAAGTGCGTGAGTATGATTGGGATGACTCGATGATGTTATTGAGTCTAGAGTGCGATAGTTGCGAACACAAATGGACGGCGGATTATAGCATGACCAAGGAGGGCGAGAGATGATGGAGGTTAAGGACGATAACCATTTTACTGGTATCGGTCAAATGGTCAAAATAGCCAGAGTATTTCCAAGAGTTACAAACGCAACACCAAAAGATGATTACACCTTCTTCGATGCGCCGGGCATGTTCCTGCCGGAGCTCGATGAGGTTCATGTGTCGGTAGCCTTTACCTACGACCTGCCCAAGGCTGAGGCGTTGGAGAAACAATGGCGGCACGTAGCCCCGGTTAAGATCGGGGGGCCAGCACTCGGGAAAGAAGGCAAACTGGGCGAATTTATACCGGGAATGTACCTAAAAAATGGATATGTCATTACTTCACGTGGTTGCCCGAATGCCGAAACAGGTAAATGCTGGTTTTGTACTGAGCCAAAGGGGCCGATAGAACTGGAAATCAAGGAAGGTAACAATATTCTTGATCCGAATCTTCTAGCCTGTTCGGATCAACACGTTAGAGAGGTATTCGCCATGTTGAAGCGGCAGAAGCACGGTCGTCCTGAGTTTACCGGAGGGCTTGAAGCGGCACGATTAAAAGATTGGCACGTTGACCAGTTAAGGGAACTGAAGCCAAAGAGCATGTTTTTTGCGTACGATACCCCGGATGATTACGAACCATTGCATGAAGCAGGGAAGAAACTGTTGAAAGCAGGATTCACCACGGCATCACATACACTCAGGGCTTATGTGTTGATCGGTTGGCCCAAAGATACTTTTGAAAAAGCCGAAAAGCGGTTGATGGACACAATTCAGGCGGGATTTATGCCCATGGCCATGCTGTACCGAAACAAGGACGGCAAGGTGAGCAAGAACTGGGAGCGGTTTCAGAGGTTTTGGGCGCGACCGGCAACGGTGAATTTGAGAGTGAAAGACCCGACCATTGAAGCGATTTTATGAGAAGGAGGAAGTATGATGCGTAGACTAACATGGCGTTTGGCCGAATTTGCCGGGACGCTTGACGGGATAGCCTTCATCAATCCGCATGACCGGCAAGGCATATATAACCTAAAAGAAATCGTCGATTGGGCTGAAGACTTTTATTTATACAAAATAGCCAACCGCCTCGCCGCCTACGAGGACACGGGCCTTATGCCAGAGGAAATAACGGAACTGCAGGCCGAGGTTGAGCGGTTGCGGTTGAT